GAATTGGAAAACCACAAACAAGGAGAAAAGTGATGCTAGTAATGAGAAGAAAAGCGAGAAGAATGTACAAGAGGACATGGTTAACCACCCTGCACACTATAAGGTGGGTGGTATCGAGACCCTTGATTTTATTAGGGCTAAACTTGGTGTTGATGGGTATGTTGGCTATTGTGTTGGGAATGTTCTAAAGTATCTTTCACGAGCTGGGCATAAAGACCGAAAGAAAGTACAAGAAGATTTAAAGAAAGCTGAATTTTATTTAAAGGAAGCTATTTTGATTGGCGAGAAAGATGACGGATAAAATAAAAGTATTACCCACCATTACTAAAAAACAAATGGGTACATCTGCTGATGTCATAAAACTGTTGGAGGAATTTAAAGAGCAGATAAAAGATAGAACAGATGTATCTAAATGTATTGTTATTGGTTTTGGTGGTGATGGTATCAATCCATTAATTAGTTATGGGTTTACTAAAGACCTGCCTTTGTTTGAAACAGTAGGGGTATTAGAATATATGAAGCAAGAATTAATTGTTGGTGGCGAAGAGTAATTTATGTATACTCTGTATTACGGTATAGATAGTGCAAAGGGGTACAACATATGAGTTTAGCTTGGTCATATTCTAGTTTAAATCTTTTTCAGCAATGTCCAAAGAAATACTACCATTTAAAGGTGGCTAAAGATGTTGTTGAAAAACAAACACAGGCATTACTATACGGCAATAAAGTGCATAAAGTTGCAGAGGAGTATGTGGCTAATGATGTAGAAATACCTGAAGCATACCAAATGTTTAAAGAACCTATCGATAAAATTAAAAATATGAAAGGGGAAAAACATTGCGAATTAAGATTAGGTATGACTAAAGACTTGAAACCATGTGATTTTTTGGCTGATGATGTATGGTGGAGAGGTATCATTGACCTCTTGATTGTTGATGGAGATAAGGGTAAGATAATAGACTATAAGACAGGGAAAAACAGTAAATATGCTGACACCAAACAACTCGACTTATTTACAGTAGCGGCTTTTACTCACTTTCCCCATCTTAATTCTATAAAAGCAGGGTTGCTTTATTTAGTGACCAACGATTTTATCACAAAATCTTATGAAAAGGGAGATGTTATTGGTATTGCGTCTAACTTTTTTAAAGAGGTAGATGTCATGGACACTTGTTATAAAGAGGATGTTTGGAACGCAAAACCAAATTTTACCTGCTATAGATTTTGTCCTGTATTAAGTTGTCCACACAATGGGAAAGGGTAGCTATGTCCACAAAGAAAAGAGACTACAAAAAAGAATACCAACAACAAAAGAGGAGAATCGCAAAGAACAAATCTGTTCACGAAGCGAGAATGGAGAGACAACGAGCAAGAAGAAAACTTGATAAAAAAGGTGTCAATAGAAAAGGAAAAGATATTGCACACAAAAAAGCATTAAGTAAAGGGGGTTCTAACAAAGATGGATACAAACTACAAAGTCCAAGTAAGAATCGTTCATTTAAACGAAACGGGGATAAATCTGTAGCATAAAATGCAAGTAGTAGAAGATAGGGGATTATTGGTTAGAGTTTACGACCCTGACCGAATTACTGATGCCATTGAAAAAAGTAAAGTTGTAAAGAAGAATGGGGATGTATATGAGGTATTAGTACATTGGGATTTGGAGAACGCACAAAAATTAGCAGGTATAGGTCTAAAGAATGTAATGTCCACTATGGACAGAGATTACAAGTATGAAAGTTTTTACTCACCTTTTGACCATCAAAAAAAGACTGCTTCGTTTTTAAGTTTATATAAGAGATGTTTTTGTTTTAATGAACAAGGCACAGGTAAAACTATGTCTGCGATATGGGCATGTGATTACTTGATGAGAATGAAACAGATAAAAAGAGTGTTAATTGTATGCCCTCTTTCGATTATGCAGTCTGCATGGCAGAACGATATTATGAGAACTGTAATTCATAGAACTTGTGATATTGCTTATGGAACGGCTGACAAAAGAAAAAAGATATTAAAACAAGATTCTGAATTTGTAATAATTAATTATGATGGTATGGAGATTATCGAGAAAGATATTATAAAAAATAATTTCGATTTAATTATTATAGATGAAGCAAACGCATATAAAAACACACAAACAAAAAGATGGAAGTGTTTGAATAGAATTATAAATGCGAATTCTAATATGCGACTTTGGATGATGACAGGTACACCTGCGGCTCAATCACCAGTTGATGCTTATGGTCTAGCAAAATTAGTAAATCCAAATAAAGTACCTAGGTTTGCAGGGGTGTGGAAAGATATGGTTATGTTAAAGGTGTCTCAATTCACATGGATTCCAAAAGAAAACTCTAATACTACTGTACACAAAGTATTGCAACCTGCGATAAGATTCACAAAAGAAGAGTGCATGGATTTACCTGCTATAACCTATCAGACTAGAGATGTACCACTTACAAAGCAACAAGAAAAATATTATAAAGATATAAGAAACAAGATGTACATTGAAGCTGCTGAAGAAGATATATCGGCTGTAAATGCCGCTGCTCTAATGCAGAAACTACTTCAGATAAGTTGTGGGGCGGTCTATTCCGATACTAAAGAAACTGTAAGGTTTGATGCAAAAGATAGACTAAAGGTTATAAAAGAGATTATTGATGAGACTTCAAACAAAGCACTAATATTTGTGCCATTTAGAAATGCAATAGAGATGGTAAGTGAGTTTCTAAATAAGAAAAAAATTAATAATGCAGTTATAAACGGTGCAGTTTCTGCGTCAAAAAGAGGTAGTATATTTAGTAGGTTTCAAACAGAAGATGACTTAAAAGTTTTAGTAATTCAACCACAGTCAGCCGCACATGGGGTAACCTTAACCAGAGCGGATACAGTCATCTGGTTTAGTCCTACCACAAGTTTAGAAACATATATTCAAGCTAATGCTAGAGTGCATAGAGCAGGGCAGAAAAATAAAACTACAGTTATTAATATACAAGGTAGTGCTGTAGAAAAAAGAATATACACGCTTTTAAGAAACAAGGAGAACATTCATAACAAAATGATTGATTTGTATAAACAAGAAATTAATTAAAAAATACTTGCACATTACACATTAAAAGTGTATAGTTAAGTTTTGGGGATATAACAAAAAGGAGAACAATATGTCAGAAGAAAAGTCAGGTATGTTTGATGCCGAAAGACTTCTAACAGCTTTCATAAACATTAGGGATAAAAAGGAAGCATTAGAATCGGAGTATAACGAAAAGGTTGAAAAACTTACCCAAAGCCAAAACTTAATAAGAGAAAAACTTAATGAGATATTTCAAAAGACAAATATGGAATCTATTAAGACAAAGGTGGGTACTGCTTATCGTTCGATAAAAACTAAATATGGAACTAACGATTGGGAAAGTTTACATAATTTTATCATTGATAATAAAGTACCTGAAATGCTACAAAAGAGAATCAACGCAGGTGTTATGAAGGAGTGGTTAGAGAAGTATCCTACTAAAATACCTAAAGGTTTAAATACATTTAATGAATATCAAATTACTATAAGGAGAAAGAAATGAGTGATATTATTCCATTCCAAGACGGTAAACCAACAAACTTACCTTCATATTTAAAAGACGCAACTACTGCCACTACAGTTGCTTTAGCAGGTGGTGAATCTAGTGGGTTTAAACGCATATCTATAAAAGGTAATGTGTTTAGACTTATGGAAAGTGGGCAACAAGTAGCCGAGAGTGATGAGAGGTTTATGAGGATTGTCGTTGTAGATGTCGCACCTGCAACAGGTCGTAGTTATTATGCAGGTTCATATAAAGAGGGAGAGAATAGTGGGCCTACTTGTTGGTCATCTGATAGTGTCAAACCTGATGAATCTGTCGAAGAACCACAGGCAGTAACTTGCGGTGCGTGTCCTAACAATGTCGATGGTTCAGGTCAAGGTGGTAGAGGTAGAGCATGTAGATATGCACACAAAATATCGGTTGTACTTGCTGATGATATAGAGGGAGATATCTATGCTATGAATATACCTGCTACTTCTTTTTATGGTAAAGGTCAAGCAAAGACAGGTATGCCACTTCAAGCATATGCTAAATATTTAGCTACGGGGAAACTACCTATCGAATCTATCGTAACTGAAATGCGTTTTGATTCTAACTCACCTGTACCCAAGTTACTTTTCAAAGCGGCTGGTATGTTGCCTGAAGAAAAGTTTGGGGTAATCATGCAGAGGAAAGAAGAAACAGCTAGTAAAATAGCTGTAGGTAAAACCAAAAGAGATTCAGGTGGAGGGGAAACTCCTGAACCAGTAAAGGTTGATAAACCAAAAGTAGAGGAGAAGTCTAAAAAATTAAATGATATTTTAGATGAGTTTGATAAGTAAAGAACGAGAGGGGGAAACCCCTCTATTTCTTATAGGAGATATTTATGGCATTATATTTAAAAACACAAGAAAAAATACAAAGACTATTAGACAAAAATTCACAGTCTATGGAGGGAAGTTTAGTAAAGTTTTTTACTCACATACTAGATTGTAACAAGGGGATTGAGGAGATTGCAAAAGAATTAAATCTTACGAAAAAAACATTATATAATTGGTTAGAGTTTAGAAGCACACCAACTAAAAACACAACTGCGAAAATAAAAATTTGGTTAAATGAGTTGCAGGGATAGGAGTATTAGCTATGAACATGCAACAATTTTTCGAAAGGGTTTTACCTGAAGAAGAAAAAGGTAACTATTATTGTGTAACGCATTTTTCGAATACATTTCATAAGGGTACTGAGTTTAGAGAATCTAAACAAGATATCGTAGATATAGTAAAAGGTTGGGAAAACTCTAAAAATCCTCTCACTAGACAAACAGAGAAGTACATTGGTATGGCTTCTTTGAGTAGTAGTAAAGCACGCAATCAGCAAAATGCGGTGTCGAATAAATCATTGTTTATTGATATTGATTGTAAAGGTCTAACTACTGCTAAAGAGGATAAAGAGTATAACTACGATTCTAAAGAGAAAGCACTAAAAGATTTAAATAGATTTTTACAAGTGACAGGGTTACCAAAACCACTCATTTTAGATTCAGGATACGGACTACATGTACATTGGGTATTAAGTAAATCTATACCATCAGTAGAATGGAAAGCACTAGCAACTAGTTTAAAAAGATTAACCCATAAATATGACCTACACAATGACAGAGGGCTATCAACTAACGAAGTTTGTCTTTTAAGGATACCTGAAACTCATAACTATAAAAACAAGGAGGACATAAAAGAAGTAAAAGTAATACAAGAGGGGGATATAACAGATGTAGATAAAATAGAACCTTTACTACAAGGCCCACGCAGTAGTGAAATAGTAGCTAAACTACAAGATAAAATAAAAGATTCTGCTACAACAATACTAGCGGCTACATCTCTCGGTGCAAATATTGATTTTTCTTTTAAGAAAATTGTAAATAGAAGTATGAATGGTACTGGCTGTAATCACATTAGATACATGTTAGAGAATCCTAACAAAGTTTCAGAACCATATTGGAGAGCAGGAATAAGCATAGCCGCTTTTTGTGTAGAAGAAGAGGATGCAGTAAAACAATTATCAGAGGGGTATGCTAATTATGATGAAGCAGAAGCACTTGGTAAAATGGAAAGATTATTAAGCACAGGTGCATTTGCTTATAAGTGTACTTCTATTGATAGTATCGCCCCACCTGAAAACAAACACTTTTGTGTTAAATGTAAACATAAAGATAAAATTGGCTCACCTATAAAACTAGGTGCAGTATTACCCCAAGCACAGACAGCAAACAAAACTGTTACTGAAATAAACGCAGAGACAGAAGAAACAGTAACTTATAACATACCTAGTAATGAAGATTTACCTTTAGGGTATATGAATGGTAATACTGGTGCAGTATTAAAAGCAGGTGCAGATGAAGATTCAGACCCAATTCTAGTTTACCCCCAACCGTTATATGCAGTAAAAAGATTAGATGACCCCCTTGAAGGACAAGCACTTTGGGTTAGATTACATACTACTTTAGATGGTATTAGAGAGTTTATGATTCCTTATACAACTTTATCCAGTACAGAAGAATGTAAAAAATTCTTGGCTGCCAAAGGGATACTCGCACCATTAGTAGGACAACAAAGAAGTATACAGCAGTATTTGATAGAGTACGCAAATCTGTTAAGAGATAAACAAAAACTAGAGGAGTTACATGTACAGTTTGGATGGAAAGAAGATTATAAAAAGTTTGTTATAGGTGTTAAAGAATTAGATGGTGAGGGTATAAACTATACTCCACCCGCCAGTACAATGACTAATTTACTAGATAACTTTGAAAGAAAAGGTAGTTTAGAAGAATGGAAAAAGGTATTTAATCTATACAATAAACCAGGATATGAACCACAAGCATTTACTTTGATGAGCGCATTTGGTTCTCCTTTGCTAGAATTTACCGATACCAAAGGAGTTATTATTCATCTTACAAGTTCTGATTCAGGTGCGGGTAAGACTACGATACAGAGATTTATAAATAGTGTTTATGGTAATCCTGATATGGGTTTAAATCAGACTGACACTAGGTTATCTTCGTTTCATACTTTTGGTGTATTGCGTAATCTACCTTTTTGTATTGACGAGGTAACTAATATGGATGCATCTGATGCATCTGATTTAGCATATGCTATAACGCATGGTCGAGCAAGAAACAGAATGAGTGCATCATCTAATAAATTAAGAGAGAATAAATTTACTTGGAAATCTATTTTAGTTACTACAGGTAATGCATCTTTCTACGATAAACTTGCTGAAAAAAGTCAGGCATCTGATGGAGAAATGATGAGGGTGTTTGAGATTAGAGTACCTTCTAATTCTTCTACAGAAAGGCAAGATGATAGATTTAGTAATATAGGTAAAAACTATGGTTACGCAGGGGAAGTATATATACAACACGTTTTAAAAAATATAGATTCTGTTAAGAATAGAGTTATGGAGACAAAAGAAAAGCTACGAGTTAAATTAGGTCTGTCTAGTA